TAATGTATCTGACGGTTCAGCAGGTCAAGCGTTGACTACAGATGGTGACGGCAACTTAGCGTTTGCTACAATAAGCGGTGGTAGCACTTATACATTGCCAGCCGCAACATCCTCAGCCCTTGGTGGTGTTAAAATTGGATATACTGCAAATGCTAAGAACTACCCGGTACAATTAGATGCTAGCAGCAAAGCTTACGTAAATGTCCCTTGGACAGATGCTAATACAACTTATTCTGCTGGTACTGGTCTAGATTTGAGTAACGGCGCGTTTAGTGTAGAGGCTGACCTTCGTGACGGAATTACACATATTGGTAAGGATGCAAACAACTACATTACATTTGATTCAACAAACGGACGTATAGATTTTTATGCTGGAGGTCATTTTGTAGCTCGTATTGAGTCTGATGGTGATTTACATATTAAAGGAGACGTTATTGCGTTCTCAAATATATTTGCATAATGGCGATATCAAGTAGTGGACAAGTAAAAATGTCAGAAATTCGTAACGAGTTACTGCCCGGAAATACCGAGCCAAACTTTTCTTTGAGGTCGGCATCTATTGGTGATTATGCTACTATTAATACCAATAGTACCGATGCTCCAGATGGTTCTGAGCCTCACTCAATATCAGAGTGGAGGGGGTATGACCATAGTGCTGCACCAGCATATTCTAATACTAAATTTTATAGAAATGATGGCGCTGGAGATTATGTAAACGGCACAACATCAACGTCTCCATTTAGCATTAGCAGCTCTCAAGACCTTACTGTGTCTATATGGGTGCGTCCTCAGAATACATCAACGCAAAATCACATGATAATAAACTTCGGTAATACCAATGCAAACGGTAATAATAGAATGTTTATTAGTTATACTGCAAACGTAAACCGCATACTTACACGTTATCGCTCAAACTCTGTAAATTTTGATGTACAATGGGCAATACACGACAACAGCACTGCTACCGGAATTTCTAACTCAACCCCAGCGTGGAGCGCTAGCAATAGAGGAAATACCAATAGTGATGGCTGGATAATGCTAACAATGACATACGATGCATCGCAAAGCTCTGGTAGTAATGCGTTTGACCTTTATTGGAATGCTACTGCGTTTACATCTCAAGCTACCTCAGCTAGCGGTACAAGAACTACCATGAATGCAACGAAGTTACGTATTGGTGAAAACTTGCACTTAACAGACTCTGCTGGTAATGCACATATGGACTTTGACGAAATTAAAATTTATAACCGAGTGCTGTCTGCGTCTGAAATAAGCACGCTGTATAACAGCGGGAACATAGCAGACTCTTCACAAACCGTATCAAGCGGCTTAATTACCGAATGGACATTTGATGGTGGCAATGCTAATGATTCAAACAGCAAGTACACGGGAAGTATTGTTAATGGAACAACTGTAAATTACTAATGGAATATTCTGTAGAACCTTATTTAGAGGACGAAAGCGTATGGGAAGTGTTAGAGGATAGCATTCCCGTGTTTTGGGGCACTCAAGAAGAATGTCAAGCATATGTTGACAGTTTGACATAATACACAGATTTGTATTATATTTGATAGGATATATAATAAAATAATTTATCATGGCAAAAGCTAAAAAAATTAAAAAAGAAGAATTAGAAGCGGTTCGCGAAGCGTTAACAAATTTTAACCGCGCAAAAACTCAATTGGGTGAGCTAGAGTACCAGAAATCACAATTGGTCTCTCAGGTAATGCAACTTGAAGCTGATTTAAAGCTTCAACAAAAATCACTTGAGGAAAATTACGGATCTGTTACTATTAATTTAGAAACCGGTGAATACGAAGAAGCCGTACAAGAAGCCGAATTAGCAGAATAATGGACAAGCTGATTAGAAAGATCAGCATCGGTAGAGATTATAAAAACGAAGCTATGCACTACTCTGTAGGCCAAGAGGTCTATGGAGGGCATAGTATCGTTAGCATCGTAGAAGAGAACGATAGATTTAGTATCTATATTTCTAAAGACAATGCAGTTATACCATGGAAAGATTTCAATAAAAACATGGGTATAGCTGTAGAGTATAATTTAGAGTATTAATGAGATCTGTTTTTGACTTTGTTGTTAAACCAAAAGGATCCAGAACCAGTAATAAAAAGGATCTAGATGGAAAAGAACTTATACTTAACACCGATCTGCAAGATCATAGGTACGTTAATAGGGTAGGCACTGTCATAGGAGCTCCTCTGAGCGACTGTGGCGGTGTTATTCCTGGAGATGATGTCATAGTACATCATAATGTTTTTAGAAGATTCTATGATGTTAGAGGAAAAGAGAAAAACAGTAGAAGCTTCTTTGATGAGGATACATATCTATGTAGGCCGGACCAAGTGTTTGCTTACAAGAGATATGATGAATGGATGGCTTTAGATGGTTTTTGTTTTGTAAAACCTATAGAGTCAGAAGACATGTGGTCTATTGATAAGGAAAAGCCACATATTGGTGTGATTAAAATGTTGGGTGATGACCTCAAATCACAGGGTCTGCAGCAAGGTGATTTGGTAGGATTCACACCCCGGAGTGAGTACGAGTTTGTTATAGACGGTGAACGTTTATACCGTGTTCTCTCCGCAGCTATAACCATAAATTATGGACATAAAGGAAACAAAAAAGAGTATAATCCAAGCTGGTCGTAAGGCTATTCAGGAGCTTATAAAAGTTGCTGAAGAACCTATAATCACTAACACGGATGATGATGTTTCCGCAGACAGACTAAAAAACGCTGCAGCTACTAAGAAACTGGCTATACTAGATGCCTTAGAAATACTCAATAGAATAACAGAGGAAGAGGCGATACTAGAAAATAAACCAGTTGAAAAAGAAGAGAAAAAATCTTTCTCTGGTTTTGCCGAACGAAGATCTAAGTAATGTACGAGCAAACACTGTATAAAAAAGTAGAGCCTATAAAGCAGAGCACGATTAAGAGATATAATCGCGCTAAAAAATGGGAGTACGGTTATAATAAAGAATTTGACTTTATTGTGATCAGTAAAACCGGTGAGATAGGTGATATTTACGAGATACAGAATTTGTGTATAGCATTGCCAAAAGAGAAAAACGTTCACGAGTTTGAAGAAAACAGATGGCAACCATTTGAATACCCGAAAGAGTTAAAAAATATTAAGAGTGTTTTTGACTGGAAAGACTACCCAGATGATTTCAAAGAACGATGGGAAGAATACATCGACGAAGAGTTTAATCGTAGGGAAAACGGTTTCTGGTTTAAAAACAACGGTGTACCCACGTATATAACTGGTACACATTACATGTACCTTCAGTGGACAAAGATCGATGTTGGTCACCCTGATTTTCGTGAGGCTAATAGGCTTTTCTTCATATTCTGGGAGGCTTGTAAAGCTGATAAGAGATCTTATGGTATGTGTTACCTAAAGAACAGACGTAGTGGTTTCTCATTCATGTCTAGTTCTGAGACCGTGAACCAAGCTACTATTTCTTCTGATGCTAGGTTTGGTATACTATCTAAATCAGGTGCTGATGCCAAGAAAATGTTTACCGATAAGGTTGTGCCTATATCTGTAAACTATCCTTTCTTTTTCAAACCTATACAAGACGGTATGGACAGACCTAAATCTGAACTAGCGTATAGGGTTCCAGCATCGAAACTAACTAGAAAAAACATAAAGAAAACAGACGACGAGATACTAGAAGGTCTAGACACTACGATCGACTGGAAGAATACTGGTGATAACTCTTACGATGGTGAGAAGTTAAAGCTACTTGTACACGATGAAAGTGGTAAGTGGGAAAGACCAGATAACATACTCAATAACTGGCGCGTTACAAAGACTTGTCTTAGACTAGGTTCTAGGATTATCGGGAAATGTATGATGGGTTCTACATCAAACGCTCTAGATAAAGGTGGCGAGAACTTCAAGAAGTTGTATTACGACTCAGACGTCACACAAAGAAACAAAAATGGGCAGACAAGATCTGGTCTGTACAGCTTGTTCATACCAATGGAGTGGAACTATGAGGGATTCATTGACAAGTATGGCAATCCCGTATTTGACACTCCCGAACAAGAGGTTGAAGGACCATATGGAGAGCCAATTGATATCGGTGTTATCGAGAACTGGGAGAACGAAGCCGAAGGACTAAAGGGTGATCAAGACGCTTTAAATGAATTCTATAGACAGTTTCCTCGTTCAGAAGAGCACGCTTTTAGAGATGAAACTAAGAACAGTATATTCAACTTAGCTAGAATATATGATCAGATAGACTTCAATGAGGGTATATCAAGAGATGGTTTAATAACTCGTGGATCTTTTCATTGGGAAAATGGTATTAAAGATACTAAGGTGTTTTTTTCACCAGATCCTAAAGGAAGATTCATAATTTCTTGGGTTCCAGATAAACAACTCCAAAATCGAGTGATTATAAAAAATGGGGTAAAATAT